CGTCAGACGTAATAACTTTAACTCCATCAGCAGGGCCATTAGCTCCGAAGAAACTAGACTGGTGATTTAAGATGTCATCAAAGTAAGGATCATGGAAGACAGCTAGCTGGCAACCAACTTCAGGAAGATCATACATGGAGTAGTTGAATAACAAGATTCCGTTATGAGTGATCTGCTGGTTGATTTGAGCATTGCGATCCAATCCCCAACCGTAACGAGCTTTGTAGTACTTATTGAATACTTCGAAAAGCTTGTTGTAGGTGAAGCGGTCAGTCATGCAGTCAATAACACTGATGTTTGATCCGTCTTGCTCCCGGTTGCGCTTCAAGTAGTAAATGTCTGCCATTAATGACTCAAGGGTCAAGGCACCACCGCCAGCGTTTTTGATTCGGCTAGACTCACGAAGCAATGCACGAATACCAAGTGCATTTGACTTGTACTCAAGCGTGCAGGAGTCATCTTCCGGATCAGTAACAGCAGGAAGGTTCATGTAGGTCTCAGGAGTTTGATTCTCCGAGATAGCCTGGTTGAACCAAGTAGCGCGTAACCATTGCTCTTGAGAAGCTTTGGCGGCAATCTTGTTCTGCTCTGCAAGTGGTTGATAAACCATGGACTTCAAGTAAGGATTCACATCACCAGACATGATCTTCTGAAGGGTTTCCTTGTAAGTTTGGTCAACAGTGCGGGACTCACGGGTGGTTTGCAACCAGTTGACGATCAGTTTTACACTGAGGTCGGTGGGCTGATTACGGCACCATTCTTCGAAGTCGTTAACATTGTTGGCGATTGTTTGAACTACACCCTTAACGATTTCGTAATCAAGTTTACCAGCGAATCCAGAACCTACATTACCACGGGTTCCCCACTCAGCAACAGTGTAACCGGCTTCACCATTTGCTTTCTCTTGCTTAATGTCAGGACCGACAGGGCGAAGAGTAACTTTGGCTTTAGCAATTCCACCTGCAGTTGCGTCAGCAGCACCAATGATTTTGAACTGAGACTCAATTGGATCTTCATTAGCATCCCAAGAGTTGGCAATTAAGAAACCACCAGCCAAGAAGTAACGCTCAATATGCTCGATTGGGGAAGCCCAGTCAGAAGCACCAAGGTTTACGGTAAGCTCTTGGTCGCCACCACCGATAGTGTAACCACTAACATAAGGCGAGTTTGCATCAGCAGCTTTTCCGCTCTCTACTGCAAAGTAACCACTATTAATTACCGAACGCTGACGGCGCTGGATGTATGGAAGGATGATTGATTGCTCGGAAATATTAACACGGTTAATCAAAGGCTTAATGTTCGTTACAGAACTATTAAGAAGAGCAACTAAGCCACGCTCTTGAACACCAAGCATTTTTGCTTCAGCAGAACTAGCTATCACGCGGGCTAAATCAATCTCTTTATTAGAAAGAGCTTCAAATTCCGCAGGAGTTAAACCCTTGATGGATGCGTTAGTAAGTGTGCAACCAGTGGAATCATCTACTTTAATGATACGCCCAAACCCAGCATCACGCGTAAGGTTAGAGCTAGTGATTGCGGTGGTTCCCGGCTCAACAGATTGACCTGGAGTGGGCATGTTTGGATCGCTTATAGCCATAATATTATATTGATTGTTAGTTACACATTAATTCGTGTTACAATCATAATAACATGGTGAATGCCGCAAAAAGGCATTCAGTAACATTTTTACCTAATTTCCCTAATAATGGGGATTAAGTAATACTTTTAGCGATTTCCTAAAACAGTGTTTTAGAAACTACAAACCAAGCGTATTGAATAATGCGTTTGTTTGTACAGGCTTAGGTTTTGAGTCAACCTGAGTTCCCTGCCTTGGGGTTGCATTAACAACAGGAGGTTTAGCTTTTGGGGGAGCTACTTGCCTCACAGGTTGTTGCTTTTCAGCAACTTGTGATTCACCTCTTCTATAACCCGCTGCCTCCATTTGCTTGCGATGGTTATTGATTCCCATAGTAATCATATCTTGATAACGCAAAACCAATAGCTTCATTAGGTCATTATCTGACCATGTATAATATTGGCTTCTTTTATTTTCAGGAACCTGGAAATATCGCTCTCTTCTCATGAAGACTTTCCCGTCCTGCTCTGTTTGACCTGATTTGATAAAATTACTTTGCTCCATCTCAAGCCACTCATTTAAATCTCGGTGTACCTGGTTGTTCTCTACATCTAACTGTGTTGCAGGATCTAAAAATATATCAGTAAGTGCATCCGCGTGTGTAAGCATTTTTTGAGTCATCCCTTCGAGGATTTGAAATTCGAATGGATTCTCCTCGGATAATTTCTTAATTGCCTCGTCTCCACCTTCAGCAAGTTTTTGCCGGTACTCCTCAGGGATTACTCTCTGTTGCGCAATTCTCCTGAAGTTTGCTTTTGCCTCATTTAATTTAGGTGCAGATTCGAAGTGACTTACCTTTTTCTTAAGCTCTTGTATTTCCTTCTGATGAGCCTTGGATGCCCTTGCTTCCGCCTCATCAATAATCATCTCACGATTAACTTTTTCTTCGTCAAGCTTGGTGAATGACGGTCTATTCTTCTTTATGAATGATGCGTACTCTTCATCGGTGCTTGGATCGAAATGTACATCTTCGTCAATTCTCTTATCAAGATAAGCCTTACTCTTTTTAAGGTATGACTTAAATTGAGACGACTTACCTTTATGACCATCTAGCTTATTCTCGGCATACTTTACTTTCTCGTACAGTGCCCTCTCCTCAGGAATCAATGAATCAATAAATTCTTTTTCTTCGGGTTCATCCTTTGTTTCTTCTCTTAAATTAAACGATGGTTGCTTAAGTACATCCTCGGGCACTTCGGGGTCTACAACTTTTCGTAACTTCTTTTTCTTTGGTTCTGCTTTTCCCGGCTCCTGCTCTACTGGTGCGGATTTAGCTTCAGTCTCTGCTTCTTCAATTGGTGCTTCTTCAGATAAATCTAATCCGTCAACTGCGTCAGAGATACTTATTGGCTTCCCAATATCTTCCTCTACTTGCTCCTCAACCTCTTGGGTTGTTTCTTCTGCCACATCAAATAGGGTCTTGAATAATGGATTATCAATACCTTGCTTGACTGGTTGCTCGGCTTGTTCTTCAGTTGATTCTTGGTTTTCTTCGCTCATAATTGTACTTGTTGTTCGGGTGAAGTCATTGCTTGTTGTTCGGGTGCGATCGGTGGTCCCTCGCCCTCAACGCCTGGTGCGACCTCCCCTTCTTGTATGCCCTCTTCTTTTTCTGCTTTCTGAAGAAGGGCTTGTATTACCTGCATAACTTGAGGCCACTGCTCTTTAAGCTTTGTTACAAATTGTTCGTTACCGACATTATTCAGCTCCTGCTCTTCGTCAGCTTCATCTGTTTCTAATTTAAGGTCGTGAGCGCCAGACATGCGGAATATTTCGTTAAACATCGTAAATACACGCTCCTTACCAAGTGCCTGTGCCATGTCGGGTACTTGCAATAATTGCATAATCAACTGACCCAATACCTGTGCTGATTGAGTATCTCTAGCTCTTTCGGCACCATCTCGCCCGCTAAACAGATACTCATATATAAGACTCTCGGGTTTCCCTATGACATTTCTTTTTGATATACTCTCGCCACCGGATGTTTCTACATCGAATCCCGCTTCTCTAATGATATTCTCAGAGTACCTTCCTTTGATCGGCACAATAAAAGAATCTGAAGAACAAGAAACTAAATGCTCGTACAATACCTTCTTCATCGCACCACGCATATCGTCTATACCCTCAGATATAAAAGAGTAAATGGCGTTTGTCGTGTTACTTATTTCCGCTACCTCTGTTGCACTAATTTCTCGTGGAGCGGGCTGTCCTAACTCTTGTGGAGAAAGGATCAGCAAACGCTCGACGAGATTTAGCAACTGGAGGATTGCTTGGATCGACTGATTGACACCAGCAGAAAGTTCTTTTTGTACATCGACTACTTTAATGAAGTCGTGATTATTGATTCCTAAATCAGCCGCTTTTTGACCCGAATAAAAAAGTGCTTTTGGTTTTGCATAAAATGTGTCATCAGACAGGGCATCCTTGATGTACTCCTTCACATCATCATCTAGTGCGTCTTGATCTATAGCAAAGATTTTAAACATGCTCATTTTCATCTGCTCGAGCATTGAACTAAGTATGTTAGTCAACTGGTCTTGGTATGGCATAATTTCATGAGCCACTGATATATTCGCCATGCGATCATCATTCTCATTGATTCCACCATAGATAGCTGGAAGTGAAGGAAGGTACTCGGCATATACTACCGTTTCGTCACTTGCTACTGTAAGTTTTAACCATACCTCGTGTGGGTATTCGCCGAGCCCATCACGCTTCGGGTTTACCTTCATGCACATTTGCGTAACAAACATACCTTTGTCTTCTTCCTCTGCTGCATAGATGCCAACCTGTGCTGTGCGCTCATTTCTAAACGCGTAAGTATCATTCACCTTAGGGAATGAAATATCATCATTGAAGTAGTAACCGAAGAAATCTGCGTAAGTGCTATATAGGGATGAGAGGCTATTCGTGAAGCTTATCTTGTCAGAGTTCCAAGTTTCTGGATTCCCATGTATATCGCCGTACCTAACAATATCCCAATAACCTATCCACTCGGGACCTTGGTTGTTATTTATATCATGAAGTGGGCGAGATGTATCTCTTAGTACCCTAGATGGGTGAGGAGTTGTGAATTTAACACCTCCTTTTTCGCAGTAAGATTCAAGGGTTTCCTCTCCTGTTAAGGAGTCTTTTCCGTACCGCCATTGAATATCTTCCGTCCAAGAAGTATCCGGGAATGCAACGCTATGCCCATACATAAACATCTGCCGGATGATCTGCTCAAATTGATGGCGATAACCAAATTGCTCAGTCATCATCTCTACTCTCTGAGATAATACATCTGCCCTTAACTTATCTGCAAGCTGTGTACTCCTTGCTTCAAACTTGAAATACGGGAATAGGTTACTAAATCTACTAGCCTGCGCCGCAACACGACGAGTAACATAGGATCTAATAATATTAACTGACACCTCGTATAGTCTTAAGGCATTTATACTTTTCAGTTGCCCCTCGTCGTCATACTCGCAGAACTTATCTGCCATGCCCAGGTCTTCTAGTTTCCCGTGTGTTTGCTCTAGTGAAATCTTACCCTGTGCATACTGTAATAACGGAATAGTAGACTTATTGATTGGCAAGGAGTCCCACGCCATATCAACGCTCATATAAAGTTTTGAGTGTTCGGCACATGACCGAATACCTTCAATGATCCTAGATTGAACTAGGTCTTGGAAGCGGGTTCTTGTTTCAAGATCAGCACCTTCAGTTGAGGTGAATATGTCACGCAATCGCTCTTGCGTGCATCCGAACTTCCTAAGTATGTCTTTATTAACCATCGGTAAAATTGAATAAGTTGTCTATTGTGTCCTTTGTGTAATCGTACAGATAGCGTCTTTCGATAATCGTAAGCAGTAAGCAAAGTGGACCATCAAGCGGTTTTGTAGAAACAATCTTTCTCGCAAATTCTTCGTGAGGCATATGCAGTAAGCTTGCAATCTCCCCGTAGTTCATCCGCAAGAAACCGCATAGACGATCTACCCTTTCTTTGTTCCACCTTTTCTTGATTCCCAAACGCGCATAATGCGCGTCCATAATGAGTGAAGCAGATGTCGCATATTGTGAATCACCCGGAGCTTTCTTCTGTTTCTCCCTCTTCTTCGGAGCTATCCTCGCTTGCTTCATCATCTTCACCACCAATTTTAGAGATTGTTATATCTGAATCGTTATCATTAAAAGATGCAGAGAATTTCTTATCAGACATCTCTTTTACGGTGAATGAAGCAGATAGTCTGACTTCGTCCCCAACTTGAATGCCGTCAAGCATTGTTAGAATATCTGGATACATCTCCAGGTCGAAATTTGCTAGTGATTCCATATGCATATTTGAAACTTATGTTTTAGTGTTACAAAAATCAAGCACCAATATCCATGATTTCGGTTTTAACTTCTGGTGTTGGCCCAAGGCTCATTGAGTCGTAGTGCAAAAACACATATGACATAGCATCAAAGGGGTGTACATATACACTCCTCTTTGGTTTATATGATATATTTGGGTCGTATGTTTTGCCCTGCTTCTCTGAGATTAGATTCTGAAACATCTTACAAATAGCAGTGCATTGTGCGGAAACTAAGAACTGCTCACTCTGCAGTTTTGCAATTGTCAAACGAACCCGTGACTCCACTGATCCATTAAACTTTGGAGCGGCACGCATCTTAATCGGTCTTAGGTTGAA